AGGGGGCAATCATATTTTAGCAAAAAGGGATAATTCTGCGTGGCCAAAAGGGTCAAAGTTGAGTGGCTTTTCCAGCAAATGCTAAAGCCGAATGGGAGAAAGCGAAAAAAGGGTATGAGGCCTTAATCAAAGATCAGACGGCTACATCGAAACAGGTGAAAGAAGCCAAAGATAAGATGGAGGTATCCGAAAAGACATACAAGGAGCTGGGCGGAGTAACCGGAAGCGCACTGACCAGACAGGAAAATCTAGCAAAAAAGCAAAAAGAAAATCAGGAAAAGCTGGACGGGCAACTTCTTTCACTTCACCGTCAGAATCAGCAGGATGAGGTCAGTTTGATGAAAGAAGGTACGGAGAAGAAACTGAAACAGATAGATTTGGATTATCAGAAAGAAACTGATGCTATCAAAAAGCAGCGCAAGGAATGGGAGGATGCTCAAGGTGGAAAGCTGACCGAAGAGCAAACTTTAGTCATTGACTTAAGAAAGGAGTTAGCAGGTAAGAAGAAAGATAGTGATACGAGTAAAGTTCACGAAGAGGAGGTCAAAGAGTATCAAAAGCTGTTATCTTCGTATCAGGATTATCTTACCAAGCGAAAAAATGCAGAAGATAAGTTTAATGCAGACCGAAAGAAACTAAAGGATGGTGGAGCTTCTGATGCTCAAATAAATGAATTAGAGTATCAGCGGGATGAAACACTAAAATCCATAGACAATGAGTTTGCCATGCGTGAAGATTCATTCAAGGCGTGGACTGATAATATCGCTAACCTTAGTTTGGAGAAGTTGCGTGAATTGTTGGTACAGGCTGAAAGAGAATTAGAACGATCTGAGTTCCTGAACCCGAATGATCCCAAGTTAGCCGGACAGAGAGCTAAGGTTACGTCTTTGAAGAATACTATCAGTGAGAAGTCGGAGAAAACCAATACATCTCCTAATAAACGCAGTCAAAAGGAATGGCAGGATTTGTATAAGACACTTTCAAAGGTAGAGAAAGAATTTGATGAGATTGGCAAAACGGTAGGTGGCACTGCTGGTGAAATCATATCAGCTGCTGGAAGTATCGCATCATCGACCCTGCAAATGATTGATGGTATTACAACCCTTGCAAATAGTTCATCTGATGCGATGGCAGGAACAGCGCAGGCTGCATCTAAATCCATTCAAGCAGTAGAGAAAGCGTCTGTCATTCTCGCCATTGTCGGTGCTGCTTTACAGATTACAACTAAGATGTTTGACTTGTTTGGTAGCGATACTACTACAGAAAAGTATGAAGAGGCGAAAGAAGCATACCAATCTTACATTAACATTCTTGATAAGGTAATAGATAAACAACTCGAATTAGCGGAATCACTGTCAGGGGATAATGCTCAGGCGGCATACGATAGAGCCATTGAGCTGGTGAAGACACAGAGCGAAGCCGCAAGGGTATTGGGTAAGCAATATTTGAATTCCGGTTCTTCGTGGAAATCTCATTCCAAAGGTTACAAAGAGGTCGATGATATGTCTGCTGCGGGATGGGCTGATGCGGCAAAAGCATTGGGTATGTCTGTTAGTCAATTCAAAAACGCTATGGGCGGTCGCATGACTGGTTTGTTTGATTTGACGGATGAACAATTAGCCAAGTTGCAGGAAGAAGCACATATATTCTGGGCGCAGTTGGATTCTGATACTCAAAACTATGCCAACCAAATAGCGGAAGGTGTCGCTCAAGTGAAAGAAGTATTAGAACAACAAATGACAGACACAACGCTCATTGATGTGGATACATTAAGGAACGATTTCCATGACCTTCTAACTGATATGGATGCGGATTCTGCTGACTTTGCCGATAACTTTGAAGATTACATGAGGAATGCCATCCTTAACTCCATGCTGAAAGAGTCCTATATGGGCAGATTGGAAGAGTGGCGAAAGAAGTTTTATGCTGCTATGGATGATGGCGTGACTGAACAAGAGTATAACGCTTTGAAAGAAGAAGGTCAGCAGATTGCCGATGAGATGAAAGCACAGCGTGACGCAATGGCTGATATGTTTGGATGGGAGTCTGAATCCACTTCGCAATCCTCTACAAGTAAAGGATTTCAAGCTATGTCGCAAGATACAGGCGAAGAGTTGAACGGGCGGTTTACAGCATTGCAGATTGCAGGAGAAGAGATAAAGAATCAGAATATTATTCAATCTCAATCACTTAATCTACTGACAGTAAAAGCAGATGCTCTACTTTCCATAAATACGGAAACAAGGAATATCGCTGATGATACGCGAGATTTGATAGCACAATCTTATCTTGAATTGGTACAGATTTCAGAAAATACAGGGGCAATCGTCAAACCTATTCAACAGATGCAAAGAGATATAGCAGAAGTTAAAAAGAATACAGCAAAATTATAGTCTATGGATGAATTATTAATTAATGGCGAAAACGCTTATACAACATGGGGTGTGAGAATGGGAGAGGGGTTTCTTGATGTTATTGGGGCATCCGTTCCCATGAAGGATTTTATTGAGAACAAAAGCCGACTTGAACATGGGAAACGGGTAATAATCAATAATCCTAAAGTCGATGAGAGGGAAATAACTCTTTCGTTCACTATCGAGAGTAATTCTCAGTCTGATTATCAAGCAAAGAAGAAAGCTTTCTTTGATGAACTGTATAAAGGTGTGGTTGATATTCAGATTCCTGCTAATAGTAGCGAGGTTTACCATCTTATTTATACTGGCAAGAGTGTCACTTACGCACAGAGTTTAGACCGAACTTTCGGAAAAATTTCAGCCAAGTTTAACGAGCCAAATCCGGCAAACAGAAGCTAATTCACGACATTGGTTTTATTGTCGTGTATGTGAGTGCTCAAAATTGGGCACTCTTTTTTTTATCCCCGAACTTTGAAGACATGGAACAAATCGACATCAAAGACATATCCGGTGCTATCCTGCTTACAACTTTGATCAATGAAGGCTGCAAGCGTAAGTTCACTCTGATGAAGGAGGACTACATCATGTTAAAGTTCTCCTTAGAGAATCCCATATATTTCAAACTTGGCTCATACGTGGAATGTAACTTCGGATTGTTCGAGGTGTGCGACTTGCAGAAGCCCGCATTCAACACCAATACCGCCGGCTACGATTACGAATTAAGACTTGACGCCTACTACTGGAAATGGAAAAACAAAATCTTCAAATATACCCCGGAGACGACCGGACAGGAGGCGTCCTGGAACCTGACCGCCCCGCTTGACGTACAAGCCGGTATAGTCCTTAGAAATTTGAAAGCTCTTGGTTACACATACAAAGGACAGGATTTTGTTTTCTCCATTGATTCCACAGTCGAAAACAAGTCCCAGTTGATGAGTTACGATAACATCAACATCCTTGACGCTTGTTTTGAGATGGCGAAGAAATGGGATTGCGAATGTTGGGTGACTGAAAACATCATCCATTTCGGACGTTGTGAGTCTGGCGATGCGGTGGATTTCGAAATCGGGAAAAACGTGCAGGAAATGTCACAGTCAGAATCCCGGTCCACTTATGCCACCCGTATCTACGCTTTTGGTTCAACAAAGAATATCCCATCTGACTACCGTCCGGTTGACGAGACTGTGGTTGTGAACGGCGTGGTGCAAAAACGCTTAATGTTGCCCGAAGGCACTCCTTACATTGACGCTTATCCTGATATGACTACCGAGGAAGCCGTCGAGCAGGTGGTTATCTTCGATGAAGTCTATCCCCGAAGAACGGGCATCATGTCGGATGTCACCACTATCGAAGTGACGGACAAGGTGGAGAATGAGGACGGCACAACCACCGAGGAAAAATGGAATGCCTACCGCTTTAGGGACACGGGTGTTAACTTTTCCGAGAAATATATCCTCCCCGGTCAGGAGCTGAGGATACGTTTCGCGTCCGGGCTTCTCAACGGTTTGGAGTTCGCCGTGAAGTTCAATCCTGAGGGAAAGCCGGAGAAATTGGAGGATGGCGGATGGAACCCTGAGGCACAGCTTTGGGAGATAGTCAGGAATGAGGACTATGGCAGACCGCTTCCCGGTGATGTGCTCTTTCCCCAGGATGGAGATGAATATGTGCTTTCCGGCTGGGACAGCACGAAAATAACCGAACTGGGGCTTGTGGGTGCCGCCGAGCAGGAGTTGAAGGAAAAGACTGAAAAGTACGCTGCCAAATCCAAGATAGACCCGAGTACCTATGGCTGCACGATGATGTCAAATGACGCATACCGTGAGGATGGCGTTCATAATTTCTATGGCATCGGTCAAAAGGTCAACCTTATCAACAAGGCTTATTTCGAGAACGGAAGACAGTCAAGGGTTATCGGATTTGAATTCAATCTTGACTATTCCTTTGACTCACCTGTTTATACTGTCGGGGAAACCGCCGCCTATTCCCGTATCGGGGAGCTGGAGGAAAAGGTTGAGAGCCTTACCCTAAAGGGACAGACCTATACGGGCGATGGTGGCAGCGGTGTGTATGTGATCGGAAGCCACGACTCCACCCCTGCGACAGACCATAACGTGTATTCCGCATTGCGCTCGCTGATCATGTTCATGCGCAAGGATACGGAGGAACGCACCGGTTTCCTATTATCCCTGTTGGGCGGAACCGTCATCAAGAAATACGCCAAGTTCGGTGATTTCGTTACCGGCGTTTCTGGAGGTTACATCGGTGAGGACGCCCGTGCCGAGCTGGAGGCTCTGGTCCTGCGCAGCTCTCTGAGTGTACCAGAACTTCGTTTCAACCGTCAGACCTATTTTGAAGGATATAATACTATAAGTCCCGGCGGAGGGCTGAAGATAAAAAGCTTTGTCGCCAATAGTGACGGCAGCTATACTGTCACCCCTGATCTGGAGGATGGTGTACCGCTGGGACAGAAGCCGGACGATATCCTCCTAGGCTTCTGGCATGACAAAAGCGTCACTACCGGTGACTTTATTGGTTTCCGGAAAATACAGTACCGTATCACTTCCGCAGATTACGACGAGAAGACATTCGTGATGGTTCCGCGTCCCGGATATGAGTTCGTTCCCCATAACGAGATGCGTCTCGGACAGACGGGGAACTTCACCGACAAGGAGCGTCAGACTTATATCATCATAGACGTGCGTGACGGTAACTGCTGTATCACCCTTGTTGACAATGCCAACACCTGGGACCCGGAGCCGGCACAGATGAAGAGCTGGTTCGGCAAGAAGAAGGGTATGACCATCAACGGGATCAACTGCGACAGGTTCTCGGCGGTATTGCAGGATATCATCATGACGGGATTGATTTTTCAAATTGATGAAATTACCGGTAGCACAGTCCGCGTTCCTATCGACTTCCCTAGCTGGGAGCCGGGCAGGAAGTACGCATATTATTCCCGTGTGCCCCATAACGGTTCCACATGGTTGTGCGTCAATGACAAGGGCACTATTTCCGAGCCATCCGAAAACAATCCGGACTGGCTTGTATCAGCCGCCAAAGGTGACAAGGGTGATCCGGGCCTGTCTGTAATAGGTGGCGGTCATTGGGAATCCTCTAAGACCCCATACGAGGTCAATACCATGGTCACTTTGGCGGGCTGTGTTTTTATCTCCAAGGTGAAAACATCCAATCCTCCCATCAGGATCGCAAGGTTCAGGAACGGCAGTTATCGTCGCAAAAAGGATGGCGGTTATATCCTTGCCGGGAAGTCAGCCGACTGGACCGTGCATGAAGACTGGGAGATGCTTCTGGACGGGCGTGAGCTGAAAGGCGAAAGCATCACCTTCCTTGGTGAATTTGCATCCCATCCATCCAATCCCAAGGAGGGTAACAGCTACCGAAATACGGCTGACCATTGTACTTACATATACCGGAATGGTTTGTGGATGGTCATGGTCAAAGACGGGACTGACGGTAAGGACGGCAAAGGTTACGAGTGGATCTACACCCGTACCAACATCATCGGCCTTACCCCTGACAAGCCGGAATCGAAACAGCAGGATGATTATATACCGGAAGGCTGGACAGATGATTTTCTTGGCGTGGATGCCGACCATCAGGTGGAATGGGCGTGCAAACGTGTGAAGCGTGATGGAGTATGGAGTGAATGGAGCACTCCGGCCCCTGTGCACCGTTGGAGTAAGGACGGGGAGTCGAATATCATGGCCGACCTTGACAATGAGATGGTGAGCGTCGCTCTTACCAGTACCGGCGTTACTACTTCCGCACAGTCATGGACTACCCATGTGTCCATGTGGTACGGTACCGAGAAACTCACCCTTGAGACTTTAACAGTCAGCACGCCTGCCGGTTTCACGGCAAGCACAAGCAAGGCCACCGGAGCGGTGGCGATATCCGTCGCTGCCGGAAAGTCGGTTCCGGAACAGAATACGGTCACCATCACACTGGCTGCAATGAAGAACGGGCAGCTCTATACCCGTGAACTGACTTTCAAGATAACCGGTGTCCGTGGCGGGGCGGACGGTTCCGATGCGGTAATTTATAGCCTTGTCACTTCGGTCACGATGGTCAGCAAGAACAAGAACGGCGGTTACAGTGTAGCTTCGGTATCCTGTCGGCGTATGAAGACAGTCGGTGCAGTCACTACGGCCACAACGGACGGGGAGTTAAAGTACAGTCGTGACGGTGCGGCCGAGGTTCCCATCGGTGATGGTGTCGGGGTGGCTTCCGGTAATTTTACCAGTAGCTTGAAGTTCGTGTTCTACGTGAACGGTCAGGCGGTTGATGTCGAAACTGTCCCGATGGTTGTGGACGGCAGTGACGGAAAGGATGGTGAGAGCATCACAGCAGCCGGTCATTGGGAATCCGCCAATACTCCGTATGCCAAGAACAGTACAGTATCGTTTGCCGGAGGATCTTACTTAAGCAAGGTTGAAACCTCCAACCCTCCGATTAAAATCGCCAAGTTCAGAAACGGCAGACTCCGCAGGAAAAGAGACGGCGGATACATCCTCGCCGGCAGATCTGCGAACCGGACGGTACATGCGGACTGGCAGGAGATGGTTGCCCCCGTCGGACCGTCGGCATCCTACTGGCTGGACAGTCCTGTCAGCGTGATCAACTTCACTTCAACAGGCACGCCATCCCCGTCTGGATTCCTTGTCACTTGCAAACAGAATGTGGCAGGCAATGTAAGCACGTGCAGCACGCTTTATCTGGCAGCCCGCAAATACAACGGAAGCTGGCTGGCTCACGTAGGTGCTACCCTAAGCAATCAGATATCCGTTCCAGCGACAGCCGGATACACCCAGTTTGCCGTCCGGGCTTATAAATCCGCGTCGGACGCAAACGCATGGAATAATAATTTTGTCGCTGAAAAAGGGGTGGGTGTTGCAAATGATGGTTCCATAGGAGCGACAGGAGCAACAGGGGCGTTTCCCCGTGACAGAGGCGTATGGGCTTCCGGACAGACTTACGTCTGGAATGCGGATTACCGGGATAAGGTCATATATCTGATAGGGGGAGTTTATTATAATTTCCTTGTAAAAAATTACGGCGCTTCCGTTACCGCTGCACCCACATCTGTCAACGGTGATTCCAATTGGGAAGCTATGCAGAAGTTTGTGAATATCGCCACTGACACCCTGTTTGCCGATGGTGCGAATGTAGCCGGCTTCATGTTCAAAGACAAGGTTCTCAAATCTTTTAATGACAAAGGTGAAACTCTTCTTATCAACGGCGTAACCGGGTATTTTAAATGTAAGAATGCAGAGATTACAGGAACAATCACAGCGGATAAAGGACGTATCGGTCCGTTCTCCATCGCTTCGGGAATATTGTCCTCAAAGATCCTTTATGAAAATGAAACAAATAAATACGTCGGTTTCAATTTGTCTGCCGGACAAATTGAGTTTTATAACGAAAGGACATTTGCAAACGTAAGAATCGGGGGAAACACGCAGTTTGTCACCATTGAAGGGATTAAGTATGATGCTGGAATTGACATACAGAGTCCAAATGCCATGATCGGGATGCACATCAAGACTCCGAGCATTCCTCTATTCGTGGAGGGAGGTAACATTTTCCTTCATCCGAACAATGACAGCTATGTTTCTCTTCGTGGCATAGTTGGCAACTGGAGGAATATCTCTGTCAAAGCTTCATTGAACAACAACGATGATAATGTGATGTTTATTAATAGAGACAATATAGAAGTGACGCTTCCTCCGGATGTTCCGGGACATACTATATACTTCAAACGTATGAGCGGCGGAGTAAGATTGACAGGAGGACGGATCCTGCCTGCTCCCGGAGGACAGGAGGTGTCTTATATTGATTTGGATTTTGCATCCGGCTTCATTAAGTGTATGGGTAATTATTGGGTTATGTTTTATTGCGGATAATTTAAATATAAAGTATGAGAATAAATTTTGCACAATTCCCTATTTATGATGGGATTAAAAAAGAAAAGCTTATAGCCAGTAACATCACTGAGGCCTTCGGTGACTGGATATATAAGAACGTAGCGGGCTTGAAGGCGCATCTCCTTGCGGAGAAAATCTTCAAGTCGACTGTAGATGGTGTGGAACTTGACGAAGAGGAGGTGGATATCATAAGACGCTCCACCTCCATGCTGCCCGGTCTGCTGGCGGACTCACTGAATGATTATCTGGATAAAAAGAAGGAGTAGTATGAAAGAATTATGGCAATTAATCAAGATGCTGTTCTCAAGCAAGCCGGGTGATTTTGATACTCCTGAGCTGCTTCCCATGAAGCATTATCCTTTCAAGAGATACCGTTTCATGATGTGGTGCGGACGGATGATATACCGTGCCGAGAACAAGGAGAACATAGATAGGTATATGCAGACCTATGCGGGTAAGGAGAGTATGACGCACGAAACCATACACTTGCGTCAGGCACAGGTTATCGGCTCATGGGTAAAATACTACTGGCGGTATTTTGTCGAGTGGGTTAAGGGAAACCCTATCTGCCATCCTGCGAGTTCGGCATATTATACCATCTCATACGAAATGGAGGCGTATGCCAACGAGGGCAATTTGGATTATCCCGTGAACTATGACGGAAGCAACCTTTCCCGGTACAAGATAAAAGGTGGCAGGAAGAAGCTGTACAAATCGATTGGCGGCACTTCAAAAGCGTGGAAAACTTATATAAGAACTTTATAAAATTTGGATATTATGAGTGATTTGAATTTAGAAAATATAGTTGGCTTTAAAGCTGTGGATAAAAACGGCAACGAACGACAGGTGACCGTCGATGAGATGACAGAATTAGTTTCCGCACGGATTGTTTCCGCTGCATCAGAAATATCAACATTTGCTGCCGCTGCGGCAGCCGGAACAGATGAGTTTGAGGACCAGTTGTCCCAGTCCGACACCTTCTCTTGGCTCCGTACTTTGGACGGTTCCAAGAACCCAACTTTGACATCTTCTTCGGCTGCCGCGAAAGTCCTGGGAG